CTTACTGGTAAATATTCTCTCATACAGAATGGAGAAAAAGTTAAATTTGTTTATCTCAAAAAACCAAACACTATTCATGAGAATGTAATTTCATTCATTCAAGAGTTCCCTAAAGAACTCAATCTTGACAAATACATAGATTATGAACTACAATTTGAGAAAGCTTTTCTAGAACCACTCAAAATTATTCTTGATGTTGTTGGGTGGCGTGTAGAAAAAACAGCAAACCTTGAATCATTTTTTGCCTAATGGACTTCTTAAAGGATATTGTAAAAGAGATTGGTGATGACTTCACCAAACTAGCATCTGATATTGACGAAACGGAAACTTATGTTGATACGGGTTCATACATTTTTAATGCACTGGTTTCAGGTAGTGTATTTGGTGGTGTATCTGGGAACAAGATTACTGCTATTGCTGGAGAGTCTTCTACTGGAAAGACTTTTTTCTCTCTCGCAGTGGTTAAGAACTTTCTTGATTCTAATCCCGATGGTTACTGTCTCTACTTTGACACTGAGGCTGCTATCACTAAATCTCTTGTAGAGTCGCGTGGTATTGATACATCTCGTCTTGTGGTTGTAAATGTTGTTACCATTGAAGAGTTTCGTGGTAAAGCACTTAAGGCAGTTGATATGTATCTTAAAAAACCTGTAGAAGAACGCAAACCCTGTATGTTTGTGCTAGACTCTTTAGGAATGCTTTCCACCGAGAAAGAAATTACTGATGCACTGAAGGACAAACAAGTTCGTGATATGACTAAATCGCAACTTGTTAAAGGTGCTTTCCGAATGCTCACACTCAAACTAGGTCAAGCAAATGTCCCGCTCATTGTCACAAATCATACATACGATGTCATCGGAGCTTATGTACCAACGAAAGAAATGGGGGGAGGTTCTGGACTCAAATACGCAGCAAGTACAATCATTTATCTCAGCAAAAAGAAAGAAAAGGATGGAACAGAAGTGGTCGGCAATATTATCAAAGCTAAGACTGCTAAGTCGCGTTTGAGTAAGGAGAATAAAGATGTTGAAATCCGTCTGTATTATGATGAGCGCGGTCTTGATCGTTACTATGGTCTTCTGGAACTTGGTGAGATTGGTGGACTCTGGAAGAATGTAGCAGGTCGCTATGAAATGGACGGTAAGAAGATTTATGCAAAACAAATTCTTGCTAATCCTGAGGAATATTTTACTGAAGAAGTAATGCAAAAACTTGATAAAATTGCAAAGGAAGAGTTTAGTTATGGGTGTTGAGATAAAAGATTTGATTCAAGTTTATAGTAATGCTTTAGATGAAGAAACTTGCAAATCTTTAATTGATATTTTTGAAAATAATGAGGATAAACACGAAAGAATTGAAAGGAATCGAAGACCAAATTTTACTCAATTTAATCTAACTCAGTATTCTGAAGATAATAAAGAAATTCATAACCTTATTATATCAAAAACCTTACAGTACAAAAAAGAATATTATGAGTTTGTAGATGGGAGATGTTTTCCTAAAGAAAATGCATTCGAGCAGTTTCGAATAAAAAAGTACAATAATGACGGGAATGATGCATTTGATGCTCATGTAGATGTTATTGATTACGCATCTTCTAGAAGATTTTTATCTTTCTTTTGGTATTTGAATGCCGTTGAAGAGGGTGGGGAAACTGTTTTTAGTGACGTGACAATTAAACCAGAAACTGGTAAACTTGTAGTCTTCCCTCCTCTTTGGATGTTTCCTCACCAGGGAAATTCTCCTATCAGCAATGAGAAGTATTTGTTAAGCACCTATCTCCACTATAAGTAATGGATAAAGTTGAGTTTTTGATTCTTAGAAACTTGTTACATAATGAAGAATATATTAGAAAAGTAATACCATTTATAAAATCTGAATATTTTGAGGATTCAAATCAAAAGATTGTATTTGAAGAAATACTTTCTTTTATTCAAGAATATAATCAACCTGCAACTAAAGAAGTCCTTTGTATTGAAGTTGAGAAACGTCAAGATATCAATGATACTTCCTTTAAAGAAATTATTCATTTAATTTCCTCTCTTGAAGATGTACCAACTGAGTTTTCTTGGTTGGTTGATACTACAGAAAAATGGTGTCGCGATCGTGCCATTTATTTGGCATTAATGGAGTCAATTCATATTGCTGATGGTAAAGATGAGAAGAAAAATCGTGATAGTATTCCTTCTATTCTTTCTGACGCTCTTGCTGTAAGTTTTGATACACACATTGGACACGATTATTTACAAGATTACGAACAAAGATACGAATCATATCACAAAAAGGAGGATAAAATTGAATTTGATCTTGAGTATTTTAACAAAATCACGAAAGGTGGCATCCCTAACAAAACTCTTAACATCGCTCTTGCTGGTACGGGCGTCGGGAAGTCTCTATTCATGTGCCATGTGGCTAGCTCCGTCTTGCTCCAAGGGAGGAACGTTCTGTACATTACGTTGGAAATGGCAGAAGAACGTATTGCTGAAAGAATTGATGCAAATCTCCTGAATGTTGCTATTCAAGATATTGTAGATCTTCCTAAGAATATTTTTGAAAATAAAGTTAACAATCTTGCGAAAAAGACACAGGGTACATTAATTATCAAAGAGTATCCAACTGCCTCAGCGCACGCAGGACACTTCAAGTCTCTTCTGAATGAACTTGCACTGAAGAAGTCATTTCACCCAGATATTATTTTCATTGACTACCTGAATATTTGTTCTTCTTCTCGCTATCGCGGAAATGCAAATATCAACTCTTACACTTTTGTAAAAGCAATTGCAGAAGAACTTCGTGGTCTTGCTGTGGAGTTTAATGTTCCAATTGTGAGTGCTACTCAAACTACTCGTAGTGGTTATGGTTCTTCCGATGTGGAACTAACTGATACTTCTGAATCATTTGGTCTTCCTGCAACTGCCGATTTAATGTTTGCTCTAATTTCCACAGAAGAACTTGAAGGTCTCGGACAGATTCTTGTAAAACAACTGAAGAACCGATATAATGATCCTACAATTCATAAACGTTTTGTAGTTGGTATTGACCGCGCAAAAATGCGACTTTATGATTGCGAACAATCCGCTCAAAACGACATACTTGACTCAGGAAAAGAAGAAGAGTATGATTATGAAGAAAAGAAACCTAAAAAAACATTCGAAGGATTTAAATTCTGATATGACTATTGATCTTAATAAGTATGTCGAGTTCGTTAATACCACTACCTCTAATCCTAGTAAAGACCACACCTCGTTCATCAATCGCCTTATGGAACTACGGGAACAAGAGTTTCCTACCGAGCGATTGCTTACTGCTGCTGTAGGTATGAGTGCAGAGGCAGGTGAGTTTACTGAGATCGTAAAGAAGATTGTATTTCAAGGCAAACCTGTAAACCAAGAAAATCTATTTCACCTGAAGCGTGAACTTGGTGATATTATGTGGTATGTTTCTCAGGCGTGCATTGGACTTGATATTTCTATTGAAGAAGTGATTCAAATGAACTTTGAAAAACTGAGTGCCCGTTATCCTGAGGGTGCATTTAGTATTGAACGCTCTGAAAATCGTAAGGAGGGAGACCTGTGACTAAAGAAAAACAAGTGACACTTAAACTGGATGTTCATGCAGCTGCTGCAGTTCGTCAAGTCCTATTTGATGCTCAAAAAGGATACACATATGATGAGGTAAGTGTTCCTCCTCGTGTGAGTGATATCCGTGGAGTGATTCGACAACTTGATGATAATATCGGCGCTGTTCTTGGTGTTTGACCCTTCGGGGTCTTTTTTTATAAATATCTAAAAAAGTATTTGTAAAAAATGGACCCTAAAGAACTACGCGGACTGGTAGAGGCATATCAACAAGTTAGTGCCCCCCAAGAAGTTGATGAGGCAAAGCAAGAATCCGATGAGGAAGATTGGAGAAAGTCTGAAATCAGAAATTTGAGAAGACATAGACAAACGGGAACAACAACTCCATATAGAGATAGACTTGTTTCTCATACAAAGGGTAGAGGTGTAAAGAAAGAACGTGGTTCAAAAGTAAGAACTGAGGAAGTTGATATTTTTGATACTATTCTGGAGCACTTGATTGCTGAAGGATACGCTGATACTAATGAAGCAGCAATCGCTATTATGGCAAATATGAGTGAAGAGTGGAGATCTGATATTCTTGAGCAATCTGCAATTGCTGCGAGAGCTGCAAAGGTAGTTGGAGATCAAAGGCAAGGTTATGCTGGTGATGCTGATGCAATAAACAAAATGCAAGATGCCACTTCTAAATCAATTGGTAAACTTAAGAGAGGTCAAGGTCCAGTAGTTACTCCTGGTCTCCCTGGAGTCTGATAAATAATCACGGAAGGTTGCTCCAACCCCTTGACTTTTTAGTTGAGGGGTTTTATAATGTCTGAACTTGGGGAATTAGCTCATTTGGTAGAGCACTGCCTTTGCACGGCAGGGGTGAGGGGTTCGAGTCCCCTATTCTCCATTCTAAATACTTAAAATATCTTAAGTATTATGGCAAATAGAGGAGACTTATTTGAAGTTATATTTGCTTCTGCTGTGACTGCTAGATTTGAAAGAAGATTTAAAAGTGTTGGTAATAATGCGAATAAAAAAATAAATCCAAATGCTACTCAAAACTATCAACTTCCTCGTGTGACAAATGCAGACGTAAAAAAAGTCTTACGTGAAGTAGTTCCAATTATAAACAGAAAAACCAGTAGAACGACTCAAGTGCAAGATGTTGTGGATACTGGAGAGAATCTTGTATTTGATAATATAAGAGTCAGGGTCAGTGTACCTGCTGCTGCTGCTAGATATTTGTCATCCCAATCTCCAAACTTTTCTGATTTATCTGATATGATTATTGAGACTACTAGACTTGCAAATAATCATCCAACTCTAAATTCTAGATCCAAAAATCTTGCAATAAATGGAAAAACTGATGTTATTATTGTTGAGGCAGCAGGAACTAAAAATCAAAGAACAGTTAAAGCAGATGTTAAAGTAAAAGTCAGGACTGGTGGAAAAACTCAAAGAGGATTCCCTGATTTTTCTTTGAAGGTTCCTGGTGGTGAGCAATTTTCCCAAGTTAGTGGGGGTAGTTATGATAAATTCGAACAACTTTTTTCTCAAATGGGAGTAACCCTCGATTCCTCAGTAAACCGAAAGTGGATACAATCTTTTAACAATTACTTGTCAGAAGATGTTTTTAGTAGAAGGTTTGCATCCAAGCAAGCAATCTATAGTGCAAAGATACCTTTATATTTAAAAAATAATGCAGCAAGAGTTTATATAAGTGCATATAGGCAAATAAGAACCGCTTTCTCTCAAAATTCTCCAGTTAAGAGACGAGTCTTGCGGTATATTTACGATGGTTTTACTCGGGGAGTTGATACCGAATTGGTAAAGCTTACTGGCGACTCCTCAAGAATAACTGGATTTAAGCGTCAGGTATTGAATCCGGAATTTTTTAGTAAAATGTTGTCTTATGATTATGACGTTTCTTTTGTAAGAGAATCATACAAATCCGGAGATCTTTCAGGTGCAGGAAAAACACCTATGATTATTTTATCGGCGTTTGTTCCAGATGATCCTCAAGAACCTGATGGACCAAAGACAAAAAGAAATATTTTTTCAATTAGATATAAGTGGGAAAACGCAAAGCAAAAAATATCAAGAAACTTTCCTCAAACAACATATAAAATTTATCCCAGACATTATTTGGAAGCGATGGAAGGATTCTTCTATCTATAAATAAAGAAAATAAGTGCTGCAAAATACATTAATGAAGAGTTTCATACAATTTTTATCAGAAGCAACACAATCCCAAGCATCTCAACAGGCTCAAAAATTGGGTCTGAAAGGAGACGGTCATGGTGGTTGGTTAGATCGTTCTGGTAAAGTAGTAGCAAGAACTGATAAAGGAAAACTTAAGTTTATTGATGGTCGCCAAGGCGGATCCGCACAAGAACCCGCTGCAACCACAAGACAAGCAGCACCTGCACCAACAGCACAACCTCAAGCAGCACAAGCACCAGTTCCTGCAGCACCTCAAGCACCTGGAGCAGCACCTGAAGATCAAGGACAAGAACAAGAACTTCCACCACTAACCGTTGTATTTGGTCGCTTCAATCCACCAACAGTCGGTCACGAAAAACTTCTCAAATCGGCAAAGAGAATTTCTGCTGGTGGAGACATTAAGATTTATCCGTCAAGATCTCAAGATCCAAAGAAAAATCCATTGGATGCGAATGTTAAAGTTAAGTATATGAAAATGATGTTCCCCGAATTTAAGGAGAATATCATTAATGATGATGATATGAGAACCATCTTTAATGTTCTTGTTGCAGCAAATGAAGATGGATATTCAAATGTTAATATTGTTGTTGGTTCTGATCGTCAAGCGGAATTTGAAAATCTGGCACAAAAGTATAATGGAGATCTTTATAACTTCGATCAAATTCGTGTGATTTCTGCTGGTGTTCGTGATGCTGATGCAGAAGGTGTAGAGGGAATGTCAGCATCCAAGATGAGAAAAGCAGTGATGGATAATGACTTCGAATCATTCCGCAGAGGAACTCCAAAGACACTGGATGATGGAGATACTCAAACACTTTTTGATGCAGTGCGTCAGGGAATGAGTATAAAGAAAACCAAGGTCAAAAAAGAAAGTTATAATCTCTGGGAAATTGCTCCAAAATGTGATATGAAAAATCTTCGCGAGAATTATGTAAAGGGTAAAATTTTTAGAATTGGTGATAAGGTTGAAAATTTAAACACGGGATTGGTTGGTGAGGTAATGCGTAGAGGAACTAATCACTTAATCTGTGTAACTGAAGAAGGTTATATGTTTAAGTCTTGGATTAAGGATTTGATGGAATATACTGAAGTGAAGATGGATAGTCCAATGAGAGACAAGACACATCCAAATACTTTAGTTGGAACCTTAGGGGCATTTAAGCATTATGCAAAAATGACACCCGGAGCAGTTGGAACTAATAGTCAATATCTCCAGAAAGGTGGTAAGGCATACGGAGTAAATTTCATAAATAAGTATAGAAAAATAAAAGAAAGCGTTTATTAAAATGTCTACTAATCCTCTGAACGATATTTCCAAAGTTTATTTGAAACAGATTGCCGAATCTTCTCACAAGAGATTGGACCCGGTTGGGGAAGAAGATGCTGATATTGACAACGACAATGATATTGATAGTTCTGACAATTATCTTCACAAAAGAAGAAAGGCAATCGGTAAAGCAATTTCTAAGAAAAATGTAAAAGAAGGTTACTCAAACTGGAGAGAAGAACTTTCTGAGGTTATGAGTGTTATTGATAAGCAAGAAAAAGATCAGAAAATTGTAGAAAAGAAAGTTAGTAATAAAATTGCTATCAATCCAAATATGGGTGAAGCAGTAGAGGGACTTGGTGGAACTCTGATTGAAATGGTAGAGATTGATGAAGTAGATTATATTGTTGAAAGTGTTTATGGAGAACTTCTTGATGAAGGTTATGATGAAGAAGATATTGAAGAAGCACTTGAGTATGCACTCACTGAAGCAAAAGTAACTTTCGGTCACGATACTCCAACTGGCGAGAAGAAGAGGACAAATCTCATTGGCGCATTAGGAAGACTTGCAAGACAAAAACTTTCTTCTAAAGTTCGTGACGTTAAAAAGTCTGCAAGAGCAGCAGTTGCAAGAGGAGCAAGAAAGGTCGCTAAAGGTGCATTAAGTGTTGCCCGTAAGGCAGAAGGTTCTGATAAGACTCCAAGTGCAGCACACACTAAAACTAGAAGTGCATCAACCTATCGTGGTGCTGGCGCAGGACAAAAGGAAAAAGTAAGTAGTGGTTCTTATCAAGCGCCTGCCAAAAAGAAAACAGAAAAGCCTGCTGATCCTTGGGAAGGCAGTGCAAGCACTCCACCAAAACAGGAAGCAAAACCAGCAGCAAAAAAACCTGTGGCAAAACCAAAGGCAACTGCAAAAACTACTAAAGTAACTCCAAAACCAGCAGCAAAACCTGCTGCAAAAGCATCAGCAGCAAAACCTGCTCCAAAAGCAGCAGCGGCAAAACCAAAGGCAAAGAAAAAATCAAAATTAGATACTTTGCTTTCTGATATTAGAAATGAGAGTGCTCAGATTGATGAAATGGATTTCAGAATAGATCCAGCAACTCATCGTCAGCAGCAGAGAATTGAAAAAGCTACTAAACTGCAGCAAGCAACTAAAGGTCCAGAATCAAGTGCTGCTGGATCTGCTGTGAAAAGACTTGGTGGTTCTGGAATTTCTCTTCCTTTAGCAAATTCTTATGAACCATCTGGTGATCAACTTGATGAAAAAACTTTAACTAAAAAAGAGAAGTCAAAAAGAGAAAAACTTGTAAAAAGTATGAAAAAAAATCTTCCTGGGTTTGAGACAAGATATCCTGGTCGTGGTGAAGAAGTAATGTATGCTACTGCTACTAAAATAGCAAAGAAAACAGCATAATTATCTAAATAAGATAGGATATACCAATAGGAGGTTATTATGTCTGCACTAGTCGCTTGGTGTCTTGCCAATCAAGCATTAATTGCAACAGTTTTATTCGCACTTTCTGAAGCTATGGGGGCAAACCCCAAAATCAAGTCAAACGGCATTCTCTCACTTATTCTAATTCAGGCACAAGCAGCACTGAAAAAGAAAGGTGCAACTGATTTAACTCCTTGATTTCTTCTTCATAAAATCAAATAGAGGCCTCTAATATGGGGTCTCTATTTTTTATAAATATTTCTACGAAACAATTAGTAAAGGTAAAAAAATGGCACTCTGGGGAAACAATGACAATAAGGGATCTGGTGGTACAGTATCCTTAGACTATAGCACCCTTGTAGTAACAGGATCCGGTACTACCTTCGGTCAGGTTGGTGCTGCCGCAACTGGAGATGTAATCCGATTTGGTATTCGTGGTGGTGGTGGAACTTACTTCGGAGATGCTGTGATTGTTGGTATCGCAAGCACCACACAACTAACCATTGGTTCAACCGCAGGTTTAAGTGGAGCTGCAATCGCTGCAACTAGTTTCTATATTAGCGAACTTCCAAAATACACTGTACTTGATAGTACTTTTAGTAACGTTAACGATTCTGCACAATCACTTTCTACACTTACCATTACTGGAACAGCAACCACTAATGCTGGTATTGGAACCAACATTCTTCCCGCAGTTCCTCCATCAGGTTTACTTGTTGGTGACTTAGTTGTAAATGGCGGAAATAATATTGCAATTACTGTTCTAGGAACTTCAACCATTTCTCTTGCATCTACAATTTCCGCAGGAATTGCAACTGGTGATACTTTAACCTTTAAGAGATATGTGAATGGTTATGATCGTCAGGTTTATGGTATTTCAACTGATGGCGTTGCTTCTGCATATTCAGGATTTACCCATCAAGGTTGGGTAGGTGTTACTACATACACTGATTGTCAAGGAAATGCAAGAGTAAAGACTGAAGTTCTTGTCGCAATGTCTGGTATCACTACAGGAACAGACGGTATTCTTTATCCAACTCCTGTCTGATAATATATGATTTTTAATGAATTGAATGAGGATAATTTCCTATTATTCGCTATTAAAAATTATGAGAATCCTCAGGCAGTCACTAAAGAAGACTTTGAAAAGGATTTAAATCATTTTAAGTATATCAAAAGATTACTGAAACGATATAAAAAATCAGGTGAACTCAAAACTCACCTGATTTTAAATCACTTTATTATTCTCTATAATATCTTTGGTGAAGCAACTACTCCAATGTTATTTTTTAAAATTGAAAGAGATCTTTGGAGTTCTGTTAAATCATTTATCATTTTCTTAAATAGATTACCAGAGTATCCAAAATCAAGCATTCACGATATTCAAGTCGATTTATTTTGTTTAGAACAACTCTATAAGATCTACAATGGAAAAGAAGAAGATTGATAGAATAATCTCAATAATAAGAGAACAAATGGTGGCGAACGCTCCTGGAACTCAAGGTGGATTTAGTTCAGATTCTGAGGAGAGTGGACCTGTTGCCGGCAGAAGTCCTAAAATGTTTTTACTTGCAAGAAAGTTTGCAAAAACATATGCTAAGGGTGGACCTGGATCGCGAAAGAAATGGTTAGATTATTTAAAAAATAAATAATATTAAAACTATAAAATTTACACGATTAGTTTTCTGAAAAAAGTGAGAGAACGTTCAGATAACTAATTAGACTAAAAAAATGTTTAATCAAAACACATCTGCAGACACTAAAATTGCTGTATTAGAAGAACGTCTTTCGGCATATGAGGGTATGATGAGAAAGATCGACGAAGCAATTCAATTGATGGGGAAGACAAGTCAAAACATAAGTAAAATGCTTGCAGTCCACGAAGAAAGAATAGAGCAGTGTCATAAAGCAGATGATTATATTGGTAGAGTAATTGAAGAACTGAGACTGGAAAATAAAGATCAGCACGAAGCAGTATCGGAAAGAATTGAGAAGATAGAAAATAAATTAGAAGAAGTTGTAAAATTTCGTTGGGTTATAATTGGTATTTTTGCTGTAGTCTCTTTCGGACTTTCGCAATCTCATATGGTCGTTGATCTTCTAACGCCAGATGCTTCTCAAGTACAGGTACATCAAAAATAAATAGTTGAGTGTTGGCATAACGCCAATGAAAACTCAAAGAAAAATCACAGTCTATTCGCTCCAAAAAGTCACAAACTCAGTCGTTAAGTGGACGGCAATAATTACTTCGCACTGTCTTGACAAAACGCGATAGTCTGGTAGAATAAGTCAACAGATTAATGTTTGTTTATGGACTTTGTTGATGTAAAATACATCAATTTGATATCTTCGCGTTTTCAAAAATTCAAGAAGGTAAAAAATGATCTCTACAATTTTCGGTGTCCTATCTGCGGAGATTCTCAAAAGAATAAGAATAAAGCGAGAGGGTATCTCTATCAGGTAAAAAATAATACAAACTTTAAGTGTCACAACTGTGGTGTTAATATATCTTTCAATAATTTTCTCAAACAAATAGACACAGCAATTCATAAACAATATACTTTTGAGAAATTTAAAGAGGGAAATACGGGAAGAAACTTTACTGTAGATGAACCAGTATTCAGATTTGAAGCACCAAAGTTCAAACCAAAATTGAATTTACCAAAAGCATCATCAAATCCTAACGCAAAATTATATCTTGAAAAGAGAAAATTAAACCCGGATAAATTTTATTACAGCGACAAATTCAAAGAGTGGACTAATTCTCTTCAACCAATATTCGACAGCACAGAAAAGGATGAACCTAGGATTATCATTCCTTTGTTTTATCAAAATATATTAGTCGGATTTCAAGGAAGAGCACTTGGTCCAAACAAGATTAAATACATTACCGTGATGCTTGATGATGATGCCCCAAAAATATATGGTCTCGATGAAGTCAAAAAAGATCAAACTGTCTACGTTACAGAAGGTCCATTCGACTCAACTTTCATTCGTAACGCGATTGCTCTTTGTGGAGCTGACGGTGATATTGGTAAGTGGGGTATTGGCAGGTGTGTTTGGATCTATGATAACGAACCACGTAATGCAGAAATCCACCGCAGAATCGAACAGTGTATCAGTAGAGGAGATAAGGTCGTAATTTGGCCCTCCAATATACAAGAAAAAGACATTAATGAAATGGTACTATCTGGACTGGATGTACAGTCTGTGATAGAATTAAATACTTATTCTGGATTAGAAGCAAAACTAAAATTTACTACTTGGAAGAAAATATGAGTAACGGCACCAAAGTACATAAGCGTGATGGTCGCATTGAGTCTCTTGACCTAGACAAGATGCATTTGATGGTTGAAGAGGCGTGTAAGGGTCTTGCGGGTGTCTCTGCAAGTCAAGTTGAGATGACCTCTGGTATTCAATTTTATGATGGAATCTCAACAAAAGAGATTCAGGAGATCCTAATTCGTAGTGCATCTGACTTGATTGATTTGGATCATCCCAACTATCAATATGTTGCAGCACGTCTTCTTCTATTCTCTGTCCGTAAACAACTTTATGGGAAGATGAAAGAGCTTCCTACTCTGGAGCAACATATTATCGACTGCGTTTCTGCAGAAGTTTATGACAGCGATATCTATAACAAATATTCTCAGGAAGAAATTGCTCGTGCTGAGTCGTTTATCGATCATGATCGTGACTTCTTATTCACTTATGCAGGTCTACGTCAAGTCGTTGATAAGTACCTCGTGCAGGATAGAAGTAGTGGCGGTGTATATGAAACCCCGCAATTTATGTACATGATGATTGCTCTGACTATCTTTGCAGAGTATCCAAAAGAAACACGTATGTCATATGTCAAGAGGTATTATGACGCAATCTCAAAGCACAAAATCAACATTCCAACACCAATCATGGCGGGAGTGCGAACTCCGCTTAGACAATTTGCTAGCTGTGTGCTTGTTGACGTTGATGACACCCTCGATAGTATCTTTAGTTCTCAAGAAGTTTGAAGCAACTGTCAGATGTTGCACGCAAAATGGCATACGAGGTGGATCCGCGACAGTACACTTCCCAATCTGGCACCAAGAAATAGAGGATATTCTGGTTCTCAAGAATAATAAGGGTACGGAGGATAATCGTGTTCGTAAACTTGATTACAGCATTCAGATCAGCAAACTCTTCTATGAGAGGTTCATTCAGGATGGTGAGATCACGCTTTTCTCTCCGCATGATGTACCTGGACTATATGATTCTTTCGGACTCCCTGAGTTTGACGATCTCTATGTTTCATATGAAAAAGATCCGTCCATTAAGAAAAAAACTATTAAAGCGCAAGAACTTATTCTCAACCTCCTTAAAGAACGTGCGGAAACGGGTCGCGTCTATATCATGAATATCGATCACTGTAATTCACATTCTTCCTTTAAGGATAAAGTGAATATGAGTAATCTTTGCCAAGAGATTACCCTTCCAACAGATCCTATTCAGCATATTGATGATAAGCATGGTGAAATTGCACTTTGCATTCTTTCTGCAATTAATGTGGGTAAAGTTAAGTCTGATGAAGAATTGGAGGAACTTTGCGACCTTTCTGTTCGTGGATTGGATGAGTTGATTGACTATCAAAAATATCCTGTAGAAGCGGCAGAAATCGCTACTAAGGCGCGTCGTTCTCTTGGCATTGGATTTATTGGATTAGCTCACTATTTGGCAAAGCTTGGATTTAATTATGACTCTCAGGAAGCATGGAATGCAGTTCATGGACTTTC